ATCAGCAACATCATAAACGCCGGTCCTTATGGGGTGTACAACCTCACGTCTTCGCAGTGTTCCGACGGCAACGCAGGGAGCGTCAACTTCCCTACGGATGGCGGCAAGATTGCGGTCTTGGTCACTTTCAACACGGCAGGCACGAATACAAGCGCGTTCAGCCGCACCGCTGCATACACCTACATCATCGACAACTGCCAGCGATACAACGACCTGCGTGTTTTCTTCCGCAACATGTACGGCGGCGTTGATGGCTACACGTTCACCCGGATGAACAGGCAGCGCGTTGATGTGGATCGCAAGACCTACGGCTACAATGCCAGCGTCTACGGCGATGATGTGTATGATAAGCAGTGGTCGGTGACGTACCGCGACACCTACACGCTGAACAGCGACTGGCTCACCGATGCAGAGTTTACATGGCTTCAAGAGATGATCTACTCCCCCGAGTGCTGGATTCAGCTTGGCACGCAGCTCGTTCCAGTGGTAGTCAAGACGGACACCTACAACGTCCGCAAGCGCGTCGTTGATAAGTTGCAGCAGATCAGCGTTGACGTTCAGGTGGGTTACGAAAACACGGCGCTATGAGTAACGTGAAGTTCGTCTGCTACCCGGATGCCGATGCGCCATCGTCAGGCTTTGACCTTGACGTTTCGGGCGATACGGATATTGCCGTCACTTTCAGCGTTCAGGACTTGGCTGACGTCACCAAGCGCAAGGGTGCGTTCAGCAAGACGATTGCGCTGCCCTCAACGAAGGGCAACGACGCAGCCTTCCGCCATGCCTACAACGTGCAGAGTTTCGTCGGCGGCTTCACGCCAAACAAGCAGGTCAAGTGCGCAGTGTGGAGTGACGGCGTTCAGGTTTTCGCCGGCACTATGCAGCTATTGTCGATGAGCGTGACGAAGGGGCAGGCGACTTACGAGGTCGCTATCTACGGCGAGGAGGTGGCGCTATTCAGCAACATGGCTGACGTCAAGCTTGTTGACACTGTCGGCGTGACCGGCATGAACCACACCTTCAGCGTGTCGCTGGTCACAGGCACTTGGGATGACAGTTACAGCGATGCGAGCGGATATGTTTACGGCATTGTAGACGCGGCTGGCCACTTCCACTGCTACGACGTCAGCAACCCATTAGGACCGCTTGCGCCGATCTTCAGCTCGGTGACTCCAATCTTTGACAGGTTGATTCCGATTGAGTTAATGCGTCCGAATATTTGGGTTAAGAAGATGGTCGACTTGATTTTCGCGCAGCACGGCTATCGCTATCAGTCGGCTTTCTTTGACACCACTGAGTTCGAGCGCATGGTCATCCCTTACGCTGGCGACGCCTTCGCGTATGCGAGTGGATCGAATAAGTGTTACGTTGGCAGCGAAGAGGTCACATGGGATGCGGCGGAAGAAAAGACAATCATCTTTGACCAAACTGGCGATCCATTCTTCAACGGCGACGACGGCAAGTTTAACACCACTAATGGCATTTTTACAGCCAGCAGCCAATATGCAGGTAAGTATCAATTTAGGTTTGAAGGGTTATTTACTGGCGCATCCGGAACTACAACTTTGGTGATTAGTGCAAGAGATAGCAGCGGTAATTTATTGAAAGACATTTATGGCGATGACATAACATACACTCAAGCGATTGGGGCTTTTTCACGAGGGCTGTCTTTGGATCGCACTTTAATACTTAGACCAAGTCAAACGCTAAAAGTTACAGTCAGTTCGGACACTGCAGGGTTGACGTTAAGCGCATCGACAGTTCAGATCAGTTTGCTCGAAACATTCAGTCGAGTTGGCCAATCTATCGACATGCGCACGGCACTGCCTGCCGACACACTGCAGATTGACCTGCTTGCCGACTTGCAGAAGATGTTTAATTTATACTTCTACCAGTCGCCGCAAGATCCGTCACTTATCTACATTGAGCCGTGGACTACCTTCTACTCCAGCGGATCAGTGGATTGGTCGCAGAAGTCCGACGAGAACGCGGAGATGACGATGATATGCGGCGATCCTGAACTCCGCAAGCGCTTCACCTTTGCCTACCGCGATGGTGGCGAGGCGCTATCTAAGCAGTACCGCAACACGTGGCAGACAGGCTATGGATCGCGGCAGTACGACACCGACAACTTCTACGGCCGTGGTGAGCAGGTCATCGAAACAAAGGCGGCGACAGTCATCCCAGCGCAATACCGCACGAACATCGTCATGGGCAGGACGTGGGATGTGGAAGCGGATGGCAGCATACGGACGATGAAGACAGGGTACAGGCTGGCGCAGTACAACTACGTCAAGATGCAGCCGTCGCCAAGTGGCAGCGTTGAAACGTGGCTTTGGGTTGATGCCTTCAAGACCACGGTAAGCAGCTGGGTGAGTGGCGACACGTTGCCCTATATTGGCCACGTTGACAACCCATACAACCCAAGTCAGGACTTGGCGTTTGGTATGCCGAGGCAGCTTTATTTCGCCTTGCCGGATGGTCAGGCAGGATTCACGCCGTACACGAACAATAACCTATTCAACACCTACTGGCGCAACTACATCGAAGAAATCGCAAGCAAGGAGGCGATGCAGGTTGAGGCAACGTTCCTGCTGACCGTCACCGACATCGCGACGCTTGACTTCCGCATCCCGATCTACTGGCACGGCATCAGGTGGCGGCTTTTGGAAATCAAAGATTACAGGATCGGGCAGAACGTCATGTGCCGGGTGACGCTTCGCCGCATCTTAAACCTCGCGGAGTTCAGCGCGCAGTCGGTCAACCCTGTCGGCAACTACAACTTAAATGCGGAGGTGCAAGGTGAGTATTATCCGCAAATCGTCAACCCAATAAAAGGCAAGTAATGGCAGATGTAGACAAAGAGATCACCGTCAAGGTCAGGGCGGAGGACGACACACAGAAGGCGACGCAGTCGGCGAAGGCGCGCCTCCGCGACTTGCAGAAGCAGATGCTTGACCTCGAAACGGCGGGGCAGAAGAACACCGACCAGTTCCGGCGTATGGCTGCCGAGGCAGGATCGCTGAAGGACGCTATCGGCGACACGAGCGCGCAGGTCAAGGCGTTGGCATCGGATACGCGGACGCTTGACACGTTCACTTCGGCAATTCAAGGCATCGCAGGCGGCTTCGCTGTTGCGCAAGGTGCAGCCGCGTTGTTCGGCGAGGAGAGCGAAGATGTTCAGAAGGCGATGATGAAGGTGCAGGCGGCGCTGGCATTGGTCAATGGTGCTACGGCTGTTGCTAACGCGCTCAACAAGGACTCCGCGCTTATGGTCAACCTGAACGCGGCGGCGCAGCGTGCCTATGCGTTGGCAGTAGGGACAAGCACAGGGGCAATGAAGGCGTTTCGCTTGGCGCTCATAGCGACAGGCATCGGCGCGGCGGTGGTAGCCATTGGCTTGCTTGTGTCGAACTGGGATAAACTGACGGCGGCGGTGCAGCGATTCTTGGGCATTGAGCCAAAGAAAGCGGTTGCAGATGTGACTTTAGAGTTGGAGAGGCAAATCGAAGTAATGGAGGCAAGAGGCGAATCGCAGATGCAAATCTTCGCTAAGGAATTTGAACTTTCCCGACAAAGGATAAAAAATGCTAAAGATGAGGAAGCGCTGGCAGAGGCATATCACAAGCACAACCTATTGCGTGCGCAGTACGAGGTGTTCATCAACAAGCAGGCGCTGGATAAAAAGAAGAAAGATCAGGAGGACTACCTTCGAGCCGTTGAGGCATTTAACAAGAAGAAGGCCGAGAATGATGCGTCATATATCTACGCAGGCGTTGACGGCTTGCAGTTGTTTTTAGACAAAGGCAAGCAAGTAGAGCGCGAGTTGGTCGTCATCAAGAGAACAGGCGTCGCAGAGCAGAAAAAAGCAGATGCCGAAGCCGATGCACTGGAGGCGATGAGGGCGCAGCGTAAAGTAGATCAAGCGAAGCAAGTGCTGCAAGGCATCGCGGACTTAACGACGCTATTTTCCGGCAAGAGCGAAAAAGCACAGCGCAGAGCTTTTGACATCAATAAGAAGGCGTCGATGGGTACGGCAATAATTGACGGCATCACGGCAACGCAAAAAGCGTTTAAGTCAGCACCACCTCCGTTGAGTTACATCTTGGCAGCAGCGGCAGCGGCAGCGGCAGCACTCCGCGTTAAGGCTATCAGCAATCAGCAGTTTCAGGGATCGTCAAATGCTGATATGGGAGGCGGAGGCGGATCAGCGCCGCCAACGACAGGAGGCTTCGCATCGGGAGGCGGAGTGATGAACCCGAATAGCCAGCTAACCAACCCGAATGAAGGTGCAGGCGCAGGTCAAGGTCAAAGCATGCGCGCGTATGTCGTCGAATCCGACGTGCGCACAGTATCAGGGCGCTTGCGTAGGATCAGCGAATTTGCACAGTTGGCGAACTGATGATATTTAAGGCTATGGAACTACCAGTTTACCTGATGACCATTGACGAAGTTGACGAAGGCGTAAGCTACGTCGCACTCGTTGAATCCCCTGCGATTGAGCGGCCATTTCAGGCGTTCAGCAAGGAGAAGATGCGGTTTACCGAAACAGGCGAAAAGCGCGTGCTGACAGGGCCGTTGATGTTGGCAGACACGCCGATCATACGCCGCGACAAAACAAGGGGCGAGTATTTCGTGATTTTCCAGAAGGAGACGATCCGCAAGATGGTGCAGAAGTACTTTAAGCAGGGAAACCAGCACAACGTCAACGCTGAACACAGCACCGCCATTGATGGCGTGTATATGTTCGAGAGTTACCTGATAGACAGGGAACGCGGCATCAACCCACCAAACGGCTACGAGGATGCGAAGGATGGCAGCTGGTTTGGATCGTTCAAGGTCGAGAATGACAAAGTGTGGGATGAGCGCGACCAGTTCACCGGGTTCAGCATTGAAGGCTACTTCGGCATGCAGCCGACTGACACGGAGATAGAGGTGGCGATGGCGGAGTTTGCCCAAGCCTTTGAGAGTTTTTTGCATACTATCAAACCAAACGATATTTAACCATATGAACCTATCAGATCGAATTTCAGAATTAACCCGCGTGCTGCGTAGCTTCTCCGCTGCGCCAGCGCCAGCAGCTGCGCCGTTGGCGTTCAGCGACTATAAGTTGGAGGATGGCACGATGATCCGCGTGGATGGCGAGTTAGCCGTTGGCACGTTGGTCTACGTCGTGACTGAAGAGGGACTGCTGCCTGCACCTGATGGCGCGCATAGCATCCCTGAAGTTGGAGTTGTGACTACCGAAGGCGGCAAGATCGTCGAGATCGGCGACGCTGCACTGGCACCGGCACCTGAAGCTGTTGAGGCGCAAGAGGTAGAGATTGAAGTCACACCTGAAGGCGAAGAGATGCCTGCTGATCCGCATGAACAGAGGATGCAAGCTATGGAGGCGGCTATCGCTGCTTTGGCTGCCAAGGTCGAGGAGATGATGGCGAAGATGGGCGGCGAGGTTGAAGCTAACGCCGCGAGGTTCAGCACCATTGATACGGCGTTGTCAGCGTTGGCGCAAATGCCTACCGCTGCGCCGAAGAAAAGAGCAAGTGACGCGGTTGTGGAGTCGGTGAAGATGAGCCGCGCCAGCAGACTTGCAGAAGTACAAGAAACCCTAAAAACCCTAAAAAAATAAACTATGTCATTTTCAATCGCAACCATCACCGGGTACGTTGAGCAGAACAAACTGCCTCTGATAACCCAAACAGTATTTGACGCAAAGACGCAGTCGTTATTGCAAAAGCGCGTAGGCATCAAGTCGCAGGAAGCGTTAAACATCATGGACACTGACGCTGTGTTTCAAGATGCAACTGCTTGTGCGTGGAACGCCGACGGCACTACTACGTTTAGCCAGCGCACAATCACTGTGGCTCGCGTAAAGGTGCAGGAAGAGTTATGTCCTCGCTCACTCGAGACAGCTTGGCTGGCATCGCAGCTGACGCAGGGCAGCAACTACGAGGGCGTGCCTTTCGAGCAGGCTTTCGCAACGCAGAAGGCTAAGCGCATCGCGGAAGGCATTGAGCGCGCTATCTGGCAGTCAGTGCCATCGGTTGCCGCTGCCAGTGCTTCCGTATCAGGAACATCAGGCTGGGCAGTTGGTGCAACGTCGCCATCAGGTGACGCGCAGTTGAACCGCACAGGTGGTGGTGGATTATTGTGGCTCACTCGCTACGGTGCAGGTGCTTCCAGCGTTGTGACCGCGCAGCTTGGCGCTAACTTCAGCGACTCAACGATTGTCAGCGGCTTTGAAACAGCCTACAACAACCTGCCCACTCGCGTCATCAGCAACAACGACTTGGTCGCTTTCTGCGGCTGGGACTTGTATCGTATGCTCGTGCATAAGTTGGTCACTGTCAACTTGTATCAGGGTGACCTCGGTCAAGTTGCAGGCGGTGAAATGTTCTATCCCGGCACGAACATGAAGGTCGTTGCGGTGAACGGACTGAACAACACGCAGCGCATTTTCGCTGGTTCGCTTTCAAATCTCTTCTACGGAACGGACTTGTTGAGCGACGAAGATCAATTCCGCATCTGGGCATCCTACGACAACGACAGTGTCAGATTCCAAGCTGCCTACAAGTACGGCGTGCAGATTGCCTTCCCTGCTGACATCAGCTTGGTGTTGGGCAACAACGCCACGACTCCAGCGCTGAAAACCGCGTAAGTTAGTGGGGAGGGGCAACCCTCCCCGCTTCTTTTCTTTTGTCAATAACTAAACGAAATAGACATGCCTTGCGCCTTAACAACTGGATATAAATTAGGATGCCGCGACAACGTGGGCGGCATCACGGAGATTAGGCTTGCGCCATTTACGGCGGTAACAAGCATAGTCACGAACGCGTCATCGCAGGTGACAGCGATAACTGGAAGCGTTGGCAGCGGCACAACAGGTGCAGGTGTCAGCGGCTTCTACAAGTACGAACTGCCGAAAGGTGTCGGACAGTTCACTGAAACGATAAACGCATCGACGGAGAACGGCACGGTCTTTTATCAGCAGGAGGCTACGCTTGTCATCAACAAGCTGCAGCAGGCAGTACGCAACGAGTTGAGGCTGGTTACTACTGCGCGTATGATGGCTATCGTCAAAGACAGAAATGGCAAGTATTGGCTACTTGGCAAGAACAACGGTATCGAAGTAAGTGCTGGAACGTCACAGACAGGGACGGCGATGGGTGACCGCAACGGCTATGAGTTGACGCTGACAGGCATGGAAGAAGAGCCATGCGTTGAGGTTACGGCTGCCGCTGCAAATGCTGTCACTTCATCGACGCAAACGCTCGAAGGATAACGTATATTAGCATAGATTTTGGTTGGTTGGAGAACCCTGCGTATGGTGGCGCAGGGTTCTTTTTTTTGGGCTAACTTTGTTCTATGCGTGTATGTATCGTTTACAATCAGCATCCCACAGGGTGCAGCTACTATCGCTTGGAGATGCCAAGCAGCCGGGTGCATGAGATGTTCGGCAGCGAGGCCGAGTTCGTGAGCATCGCTGACGTGCGCACTATGAGCGACGAAGAACTGCGAACGATCGACGTGTTCCTGTATAATCGCACTTGGATTGCAGGACCGATTGAGGCGGTCAAGCCTGTTGCTGACATCCTGCGTCAATACGGTGCGAAGATTATTCTTGACATGGACGATTATTGGCACTTGGGAACTGGGCACAGTTTCTACAAGCACTACCACGATACGAACATGTCTGCGATTGTCGCTGAACACGTCAAGCTTGCGGATGCGGTTATCACTACCACGACGTACCTGCGCGATGAGATCGTCAAGCTGAACCGGAACGTGACCATATGCGAGAATGTGCCGCATCTACTTTACGACCAATTCAAGCCGCAACCGACCAAGAGCGAGCGCCTACGCTTTGGCTACTTCGGCGCTGCGCAGCACACGGAGGACGTGGCCTTGCTGGAACTGCCACTGTCGCGCCTCTGCGATGATCACACGCTGGAAGGGCGCTATATGCTGTACTTAGCCGGGTGGAATGAGGGCAATCCGATATATCAGCAGTACGAGCAGGTGTTTAGTAACAAAGGGAAAAACAATAACTACGGACGGATACAAGCTGCTGATATTTACAGCTACGTTGGAGGCTACAACTTCGTTGACGTTGCGCTTGCGCCGCTTCGCGACAATAAGTTCAACAGGCTCAAGTCGGAGTTGAAGGTGACGGAGGCCGCATGGATGAACAAGGCGATAATCGCCAGCAACGTCTGCATGTATGCCGACTGCATCACCGACGGCTGGGATGGCGTGCTGGTCGACGAAAAGCAACCGAAGAAGTGGTACAAGTCGATGAAGGCAATGATCAACGAGCCGGCGATGGTGCGTGAGATGGCAGACAGGCTGACGGCCAAGATGCAGAAGCGCTTTGACATTGACGAGATCACGCGGCGCAGGTTCAATTTGTACAAAAACGTGGCAAGGGATATTTCAATAAAAGAACTTCATGCTATACCTGAAAGCCAGCCAGAGCAACACGATAGCGGTGACGTGGACGGAGCGCGCGAACAGTGCGACGGTCTACCGGTTGCGGCTGACGAACTTGGCGACGCTGGAAGCCACTGACATCTACCTGAACGCGATTGACAACCTAAGCAGCTACGAGAGCCGTTACGACAAATTCGCGTTTACCTTGGGCGCGTTGACCAAGGGGCAGTATCGCTACGAGGTGACGGAGAACCCAGCAACCTACGCCGCTGGCGACTTCGTGCAGGGCGGACTATACACTTTTACGGATAGCGGCTATGCGTATATCACCGCGGCAGTGGATCAGTCGAGCAGCGCGGAGTGGGGGTGTCAAGGTGTCAACATCGCAGGGACTGTTAACACAATTGGTGCAGGCATCGCTAACACGGCGTCTATTGTCGCGGGTTGCGCAACAGCAGGCATAGCCGCGAGGCTTGCCAATGACTTAGTGCTGAACAGTTTTAGCGACTGGTTTCTGCCGTCGCTGGAGGAACTTACCGAAGTCTATACAAACCTTGCCAGTGCAGGCCTTGGTAGCTTCGTCAATCAAAGCTACTGGAGTTCGACGCAGGTAGATGCGGCGCAGGCGTATACGGTTGACATGAACAACGGCAATGCGAATCAGCATAACAAATCGCAGACAAATAGGCATACGCGTGCTATGCGTCGCTTCCTGCTGCCAACCACGAACCCGCGAGTTCTTGAAACAGGCCTTGCTATGATTGAAACGACAGAGGGCAGCTTCACGAGTACAACAAACACCATCGACTACGTTTCTTATGACTAAACTGAATTTTAGCTTCATCCCACAGGCAGATTACAGGTATCCGCTGATGCTGCAAAGCAAGGCTAACGACCTGTACACCTTCGGCGAGATGAACGACTACCCGTACTATCTGCTCGACATCTATAAGAAAAGCGCGAAGCACAACGCGATCATCAACGGCAAGTGCAACTACATCGCCGGCAAAGGCTGGGCAGTGGATGCGGATAAGACCACCGTTGCGCAACAGGCAAAGGCGGAGGCGTTTATGGCTGACGTCAACGAAGACGATGACCTGAACGACCTGACGCAAAAGTTCGTTTTAGACCTTGAGCTATTCAACGGCTTCGCGCTTGCGGTGACGTGGAATAGAGGCGGCGGCATCGCCTTCATCGAACACGTGCCCTTTGAAAAGGTGCGCGTGTCGCTCGATGACACGATGTTTCTCATTGCCGATTGGTACGACGAACGCATGATCCGCCAGTACCCGAAAGGTGCGGAAGTTGAGCGTATGCCTAAATTCGATCCGAATAATCGCGTCGGCAAGCAGCTATTTTATTACAGGCACTACGCAGCAGGTGTCAAGCACTACCCGCTGCCGAACTACCAAGGCGCACTGGCATACATCGAGTGCGATGTTGAGATTGCTAAGTTTCATATCAGCAACATCCGCAACCAGTTTTGGGGTGGGCAGATGATTAACTTCGCCGATGGTATCCCGACGGATGAGGAGAAGCAAGAGATCGAACGGCAGATGCGCAACAAGTTCAGCGGCGCAAACAACGCAGGGCGCTTCGTGCTGACCTTTTCGACTGGCAAGGAAAACGCGCCGAGCATACAGTCGCTAACGCCGAGCGACCTCGATAAGCAGTTTGACCTGCTGAATAAACAGATCCAAGAGGAGATTTTCGTGGCGCACAACGTCACCTCGCCGATGCTGTTCGGTATCAGAACCGAGGGGCAGCTGGGCGGCAGAAAGGAACTGTCGGAGGCGTATGAGCTGTTTAAGAACACCTACATCATGAACCGCGTTTTGATCGTCGAGCGGATGATCAACTACCTCACGTCATTCAACGGCTACGAGTGCCTCTACCTGCAGCCGTTCGATCCGATCACCGAGCAGCTCTCCGAGCAGGCGCTGATGCAGATTTTGACGCAGGATGAACTACGCGAAAAGGCAGGTTATGAGCCACTGGCAGAAGCGACACCCGACGCAGGGGAAGTGGCCGTAGAAGCCAGCGCAGGCGTCAACGAGGCTATCAAGACGCTTTCAGGAAGGCAGTACCAAAACCTGATGCGTATTGTGCGCCACTACTCACAGGGCAAGGTCACACTCGAACAGGCGCGCACGATGCTGACGGCTGGCTTCGGCCTTAACCCGGAACAGGTTGACCAGCTACTGGGCGTCAAAGAGCAGGCGTTCACCGATGAAGCTGATGAGCTGGAGTTCTTGGCGCAAGTCGGCCAGCAGTTCGGCGAGGCGCGTGAAAGCTTCGAGGTGCTGCAAGAACGCGAACTTGACTTCAACGAATACGGCGAGGCGGAGTTCTTCATGCAGTTTGCAATTTCCGATGAAGATAAGGCGCTGGACGAGAAAATCGTAAAATACAGGCGCAAGCGCGAGGATGCAACGGTTGAAGAAATGGCCAAGGAGTTCGGGGTGAGCAAGGCGCGCATCCGCAAGCGCATCCAGTACCTGTTGCAGGTAAACAAGTATCCGTTGAAGCGCGGCATTGGTGAGGCGACCAAAGAGGAGAAAGTGCCTGAACCTATCGTCGAGGTGCGCTACCGGTACGACTGGCGACCAGAATATCGGGGGTTATCAAAGGCTGACGGTTACGATAAGAGCCGCAGATTTTGTCAGGTCATGATGGACTTGAGCAGCACGCGCCTTTACACACGCGACGACATCAACCAGCTGACGGCGTTGATGGGTTACAGCGTCTGGGAGCGCAGAGGCGGATGGCTGACGCTGGAAGATGGCAGGCACCGGCCGTCGTGCCGACACATGTGGGTGCAGCAGTTGGTTATTAAGAAAGGTACACAAGTTGAACGTATAGTCGAATGAGCAAGGCACTATTTATAAGCGAAAACACGCTGATCGAAAACTCCGTCATCAGCGAAAACGTAAGCTA